AAATTTTAACTGTTTACTTCGGTGGACATATGGATAATATGTATCATAGAGATATTCCAAAAGGTCTTTGCTTAATTTTTGAAGATGTTAACTTATTTGATTGTTACATGGAATATAATAGTGTAATTTATGAGATTTTTAAATATCAAAAGAACATGGACCATAGATCAATAGTCCATCATGTAGAATTTTACTATGGCTAGAAGTATAAATCAGTTATATAGAGACCTTGAAAGACTAGTTAACACCATTGGTCAAGAAGAAGGTGCTATAATCTGTGAAGATATTTTAAATGAGTTTGAAGAAAATATTCCTAGAGATAAAGAAAGATTAGTTGATAGTGGTTTTGGTTATGTTAATGGAATTTTAGTCGCTACTACAGAAAAAGGAAGAAATGCTAGCAATCTTCCAGTTGTAGAACCTGAACAAGAAGGTTTTGGTTATGTTAAAGGAGTTAAAAGAATTACAATAAAATTCTTTACACCTAAACCAGCAGGAGATAATGCTAAAATTTTTACTTACTATGGTGGCGCTAAAATCTTTGATTATGCAGAATTTGTTCTAACAAAAGCTTTTAGAGATACTCAAATAAAAACTTTTATTTCTTCTGGATTAGTCATTGCTAGAGGACGTATAAAAGAACTTGTTAGACGCAAATGTAAGGAGATTTTAGGTGGAAACTGAGATCATCGAATACATTGAGGACAATACTTCATTTCGTCGTGAAGTTGAGATTTTTACAGACCCAAATGCAACTAAAGCTAAAAATATCATTATTGTTAAAGTTATTCATGCAACAACTCCATTTGGAAGCTTAAATGCTCGCAATGTCACCATTTATATTCATCATCTTGACCCAATTGAGTCATTAAATAATGCCAATACTATTCTTGCGGCATTAAATGAAAAACGTGGAATTGATGAAAACTCTTGGGGTGTGATAGGTGACATAGTAATAAGATATGAAGGCGTAGACTCTATGAAAAGAACTGTTCATAGTGTTTTATTAAAAATAGGACTACAGGAGGATTAATAATGGCTAATTATGAACTTGGTCCGTGTCAGATTCTTTATACCGATGTTGACGGCTCCAGTGGGGGTCTGGTAGACCTTGGAAAGACCTTTGGTGGAGTTAAAGTTACTATTGAAGAATCTTCTCAGCAACTTAAAACTGATCAGTCTGGTGAAACGCCTGAAGATGACATGCTTACTGGAACAATAGTCAAGATTTCAGCTGCTCTTGCTGATATTTCTCTTGAGAATGTTGCTTTCATGCTCAAAGGAACTGTTGAAACGTTTACTACTAAGAAAAAGGTTGTTATTGTTCCTAATGCTGGAACTTCATTGATGACTAATGCTAAAAAGCTTGTTATCAAACCTTATGTTTCAGGCATTCCAACTACTGATGCTAATAAATGGATAACTTTATTTAAAGCAGGCATTCGAGCACAGCTTGATCTTACTTATGATGCTTCAACCCAGCGCGTTATTCAGTTTGAAGCAACTGGTTATCCTGATACAAACTCTGAAATTGGTTGTTTTGGTGATGACACCATAGCCTAATGCTTTTATTTGGTGCCGCAGATATTACTTTTACACCAACCACCTCTAGTCAGGATGCAGTCAATTTTTTTGAAGACTTTAATCCTGGCTTTGAGGCTGGTTTAGGTAATTGGCTTTTTGCAGGTGACAATACAACTGAATCTCTATCAAATGATGCTAATTCAGACAATTATTCTTGTTTATTAACACTTAGTTCTGAAGAAGTTAGTTTTGGCGCAATAAATTCAAATGCAGTTACAATTACTGAAAGTGAAACATATACAGTAAGTATTGCTGCAAAAGGTTCTTTAAGTAACATAACAGTTGCCTTGTATATTGTTTGGGTGGATGATGGTTATAATGTCATTGATACTGATACTATAGACTTATCAACAACTTTAAGTGCTAATTATCAAACTTTTGAAGACACTTTTACTGCTCCTGCTGGCTCCACTTGTGTCAGTTGTCAAATTATTGGAATTGCTACTGGTACAGCTTCTGGAACTCTTTATTTAGATGATTTTTTCTTTGGAACACCAGAAATAGCAGGATCTGCCGGCACTCCAGTTATCTTACCAAAAACTGCTGGCGGAGGCTCCATTTCCTTAGATGAAATTACTTATCGTTCCTTACGTTCTCAAGAAACTACTAAAGTTATCACTGGAGGAACTGGAGTAATTCATTTTTATGACTGGCCTTCATCACTTGATATTTCTGATGATCCAACATTATATGATTATGGAGAACTTGTAATAGATGCAACTCAATATAAAATAACTCTTTATAATTGTAAACTATTTATTTCACCATCAATTTCTTTTGGAAAAAATTCTCAGGAAAGTATTGATGTAAATCTGGTATTTAGACCAGATCCATCAACTAATAAAGTTATTAAAATGGAGGGCTAAATGAAGTATAATATTGATCAGATGTTGGCAGATGATTCTATTACATTAGTTATCAAAGGAAAAGAATATACTATTCTCGATCTTCCTGACGACATTCAAAAAATGTTTGATGAGAATAAAGAAAATCCAAGAGCTATTTTAGCAAAACTTATTAACTGCCCTGAAGAACTACTTGCTGACTATGGCATTGTTGGTATTAATAAAATTATGCAGGTAATTAATGAAAATTTTCTACCAAAACTTTCGACCCCAGGACAGTCGAAAGAATTAAACACGCCGGAACAATAGCACACGTCCTGCATATAGATTTTGAAAGGTGTTTAAAGTTGCCTAGATGGAAACTTGATATTCTTTTCAATGAAGCATCTAGGCAACGAGCTTTAGACGTAATTCAAATGTCTGCCATTTTTAACATAAAAGAAAGTGGCATAGAAAGTATCTTAAAAGTACATGGTAACTATACAGAAGGCTTTTATGACAATGAACTTAGCAACTTAATGGGAGCTATGAAAAAATGAGCTACCGAATTGATCTTGATCTTGGTCTAGCTGATATAACTCAACAATTAGCTGCTGTTAGACAACAAATTAAACAGCTGACTGATAGAAGTAAATTAGGAGACTTAGGTGTTGATCAATTAGCTGCAAAATTACAAGCAGTTCCTAAAAAACTTGAAGTAGTCTATAGAATTTCTCAAGATTTACTTAATAAACAATTATTAACTGTTGATAAACTTAAAGCAAGAATTGAAAGCATTAAAACTTTAGGCGCTGCAAGTCCTGCTGCTTTACAAGCTTTTACCGCTAGTTCTACTTATAAACCTCTTTTCACTTCTGATCAGATGATCACTAACTTAGAAGCAGAAACTTCTAAAGTTTTAAAAACTGTTAATCAAGAAACAGCAAAACTTCAAAGTGCTATGACCAAACTTCAAACAGTTATGGCAATGAGAAGTTTTTCTGCTGGCATGACACAAATGCCGTCAATTGCAGCTAGTCAAATAGATCCTATAATTGCTAAGACTCAACAACTTAATAATCAGTGGAGTCAATTTCAAGCCAGTGTAACTAAAGCAGTTCCTAACAATTTAGTTTCTTTTAGTAACTTAGCTAAATCAACTATTACTGGCATGGGAACTTCTTTAGGAAATGCTGGAAAAGCAGCCGTTGGATTTGGTACTAACATGATTAAAAGTTTTGTTAGTGCCAAAGCACCAGTTATTAACTTATCTAATATTGTTAATAAGAACGGACAAGTTATAAATAGACATATTAGCTTAGTTGATTCCTGGTGGCAGCATTTTGGACGTATCGCAATTGGTTTTACAGTTGCATATCGTGCTATGAATGCTTTTGAGAATCTTTTAACAAAAACTTTTACAACAATTAAAACTGCCATAACCGAATATGGTGAATTAGCTTCACTTCAAAGTAAACTTTCTATGTTTACTACATTAGCATCTCGTGGAACTATTTCTTTTTCAGATGCTATGCAAATGTCAGCTCAAAGTGTTCAAGCCTTAGCTAAAGAGGCATCAACCAGTATTATAGGCATTGCTGAACTTAGTGCTGCATTAGATGAAACAGCTCAACAAGGTGTTCTTATTCCACCTAAACTTATGCCAGCTTTTGTTGACTTTGCTAACTTCACAGCAATGATTGCACAAACAACTGGTAGTGATGTAAGACAGTTAAGATCAGAAATTCAGAACTTAGGTGATGGCTCAACAAGAGCTGGAAATGCTCTTATTCGTACTATGAAGAGTTTTGGTATCTTAAATGAAGAAGAATTAAAAATACTACGAAAAGCAGGAGATCGCCAAGAAATTTTCTATAAAGTAATTCAAAAAGTTAGCAATGCTTATAAAGATATTAAATGGCAAAGAATAGCAACTGATTCAACAGTTGCATATCAAGTGTGGGAAAAAAGTATTCGTCGCGTAATAACTGCTTCCATAGAACTTGCTGGGCGAGAAAAACAAAACCAAAATATAATAGCAGCCACTATTAGTGAACGTATCAAGAAATGGAATGAAGCTTTTTCAGGTGACTTAGCAAAAAATGTCGATGCACAAAGATTTGCTATTATGATGACTTTAATAGCACAAGGTGTCGATAAAGTAATGATAGCTTTTGAAAAAATGATTCTTTTTGTGGGACAAATTGCTACAGCTTTTTATAACTTAGAACCGACATTAAAAAGTGCATTAAAAGCTATTCTTGCATATGAAGGTCTTGTTGCAGTTACTAGAATTATAATGAGTCTTTTTGGAGCAATAAAAGCTTTAAATGCTTTATGGATAGAATTTGCTGCCCGTTTTAGTGCTAGTTTTATATTAGGCATTAATGCAGCTTTTGCTAGACTTGGTTTCACAATAACTATTGCTACTGCTCCACTTATAGGCTTCGGAATAGCAGCATTTACTGCTGGATCAGTTATATCTACATTAACTGGATATACACTTAATCTTGAAGGACCAGTTAAAGCTTTAGCAAGTGCTATCTCTTGGCTTGCTGATAAATTTGCTAAACTGTTTGAAAACTCTTCTCTTGTTCTTACCACCTTAGGTGCCATGTCTGGCTTTTTAATAGGTGGTCCTTTAGGTGCTTTAATTGGTGGAACAGTTGGTTTTGGAGCTGGCTTAACTTTTAATGCTCAGTCTGCTAAAGGCTTAACAAAAGAACTTAAAATTCTTGAATCTCAGTTAACAGAAACAAAAAAGCGTATTGACTCATTAAAAGATAGTATGAGTGATCTAAAGCCAGACTCATACTTATATGCACAAAAAACTGCTGAGCTTGGTGGACTAGAAAAATCTTATACTTCATTAACACAAAAAATAGCCACTATTAATAATCGTTTAAAAACTGGTAAAGTTTTTGACTTTAATAAAGAACTTCGTCAAAACATGCTTAATTCAGTTGAAGCAGTTGGACAATCTTTACTTACCTTAGCAAGTCCTTTTGGAAATGCTATTAGTGCAATTTGGGAAAAAATGATTCAAGTTAAAAAGAAATTCCCTGGAATGAAAGAACTTACAGGAGAATTTCAAAATATTCCCACTAAACTAGAAGACCCACAAAAAATTGCTGATGATCTTTATGACTCTTTACAAAATATAACTACTAATGTTTATCAACGACTTCAAGATTTTATTAAATCGGGTAATATTAATTTAGTTAATCTTTTACTTACTCCTAGTAAATATCAATCAACTACTTCTTTATCACCAGTTATGGCTGAGTTACAAGTCCAAGAAACAACTTTAATTGAACATATTGAAAAGGTTAAAAGTGCATTAAGTCTTGGTATCGTACCAGAAAAGGTTAAAGTTTCTAAAAATACTTGGACAAAGCAACTTATTGCTGAATTATCAGAAGCAGAATTTCAACTTGAAGAATTGCAGCAAAAAATAAATATTGTTGCTGATACAAATAATCTTGTTAATGCAACTAAAATAAATAAACTAATAAATGAATTTGAAGCTGGTCAAGCTACACTTAATGCTTCTTTTGAACAAGGCACAAAAGACTATAGACAAGCTTTAAGTGACTTTACTAGTTACTATAAAAATGAAATTGCTGCTTTACCCACTTTAAAAATAGAACCAGGACAAGAAAAAGTCTTTAATGAACTAATAGAAAAACTTGAAAAACTTAAATCAACTATTAAAGCTAATGAAAAGGAATTTGGTACTTGGTCTAATTACTTACAACGAGGACTTGACACAATTAAGAATGATAATAGTATATCACTAATCCAAAAAGCAGTTGAAGACTTTGCTTCGTCTACTGAAGATGCTTTTGTTAATTTTGCAAAAGAAGGTAAATCAGCTTTTAAAGGTCTAGCTGATGCTGTTATAGCTGATATTACTAGAATGGTTGTAAGAATGGCTTTATTACAACCCATTGCTGGATATTTAACAAATGCAATGCCTGGAATAACATCTGGTGTTAGTTCGATAGGTAACTTTTTTAGCAGCCTTGGTGGTGTAAAAGCCTATGCCAATGGTGGAATTATTAACGAAGAAGTTATTGGTTATGGATTAACTTCTGGTAAAAAGTATAACATTGGTGAAAATGGAGCAGAGTTGGTAACTCCATTAAGTAGACTAAGTTCTTCTGGAGAAACTACTGTTAATATTTATAATGCTCCAGCTGATACAACTGCTACTACAAAAGTAACTAAAACTAAAACTGGACAAAAAATAGATGTTTATTTAGATAAAGCAATTTCGGCTTTAGTTAGTTCGCCTAGTCGAACCTCAACTGCCCTTAGACAAAATGGCATAAAAGCAACAACTATAAGAAGATAATATGGCTGTTATAGTATCTAGTGTAGCTGGAACACTTACTGATGGACAATCAGTTACTATTTCTGGTTCTGGTTTTGGCACAGGTCCGTCTGGAGTTGAATTTTTAGGTGGCGCCTCTGGTAATATAGAAGCAGGTAGTGTTGGTAGTGCTTTTAGTAAAACTAATTGGTCAACTGATGGTGATTTCCAAATTCCAGTTTATTCTAGCACACAATATCATTCTGGAAGTAAATCTATTCTTTGTAATCCAGATTCAGACAATCTTTATAATAGTATCTTAAAATATGCCTTTTCTAGTGGTATCACTTCCTCAGGAAAATTATTTTTATCAACTTGGATACGTTTTACTAAGTCTAGTGGAGCTGATTGGCATCAGTGGAAAATGTATCGTTTTTCTAATCAAAATACTATTGAGGATGGTTATAACCAACTTGTTGTTTTCTCCTGGGATAACGCTAATGGCCCACAATTATGTGTAGATCCAAATGTTATACCTTATACTAGTTTAGGTGTATCTCCAATAGCTACACAAAATACTTGGTTTAGATTAGATATTTACATTGAATGTGATGTCACTAATGGATCTTTTAAAATTACTAAATATATTCCAGGTACTAGTCCTGATACCGATACTATTTCACCTTATCCAACACACCGTTCTGGATCGGCATGGAATTACTTAATTTTTCAAAATTATATTGGTAATACTTCTCCTGGAACTGCTACTATTTACTTAGATGATATTTATATTTCTCCAAATTCACAAGCAAGAGTAGAACTCGGAAATGCCTCTACTTTTGCTACTTGTACACATTTTGAAATCCAACCATCTTCTTCATGGGCTGCTTCATCTATTACTACCACTTTAAACATAGGTTCTTTTGGTCCAACTGATACAGTTTATGTTTACATAATTGATCAATATGGAAACTATAATAGCACTGGTTATGAGATAGAACTTAGTGGATCTGGAAGTGGTTATGATACCACTCCAGCTCAATTTACTTTTACTGACATTACTGATGCTACTTTGTCTACAGTTTATACCTCAAATCAGATAACTGTTTCTGGAATAGACACAGTTGTTGGAGTAGATATATCTAATGGAACTTATAGTAAAAATGGAGCTGCTTACACAAGTAATGCAGGAACTTGTGTTAATGGAGATACTTTTACTGTTAGACATACCTCTAGCTCATCTTACTCAACTGCAACAAATACCGTATTGTTAATTGGTGGAATAACTGATACCTATACAACTACAACATTAGCAGATCCAAGTATTCCAGAAGAACCTGAAGAACCAGTAGTGGAGGAAGAGATGGGTAGTTGGCCAGCAACACTACCACAAGAACTTATAGAAGATAGTTTTGAAGAAACAATGCAAAGCCTTATTATTTCCACAGATATGGAAGTTGGACCTCCAAAAACTAGAAAAAGATTAACTGCTAATTTCACTCCTATAAAAGGTTCAATTATCGTTACAAAAGCTCAACGAGCAATTTTCTTAACCTTTTTTCATTCTACTATTGCTGGTGGTGCTATAAAATTTACTTGGGAACATCCTATTACAGGATCTACTGTAAAAATGAAGATTATTGGTCCACCTAAAATTACTCCTTTAGGTGGAGATTACTTTAAAATAGATATGGATCTTCATATTTTACCAACCTTAACTGTTATTTCAGGAGCCTAAATGAGTCGCTCTACATCACTTACTTTTAGAGAAGCAGTTTTTGCATCTGAAACTGAAGATGCTTTTTTAATTCTTTTAGAAATAGATCATGCAAACTTAATGTCTCCAATCAGAGTTGTCAATAATACTGAATCAGTTATCTTTGGTAGCAACACATATATTGGCTATCCTTTTAAACTTGAACTACCCTCAGACTCTCCTGATAACATTCCTTCCGCTACCTTAACAATTGATAATGTTGATAAAATTTTAGCAGACGCTATAAATGATCTTGATACTTCACCAACAATAACTTTTTATGTTGTCTCAACAGCTGCTTTAGATGGGCCTGAGGCAACTTTTTCAGGATTTAAATTTGTTGAAGCAACTTATGACTCCTTAACTATTACTATAACTCTTAGTATAGAAAACTTCTTTAATGAGCCTTTTCCAGGTGATAATTTCACTCCAGGACGCTTTCCTGGTTTATTCTAAGTTTTTTGCAAGGTGAAAAATGCTATTTGATCCTAACAAATATATTAATCTTTTTTATAAAGATCATGGAAGAACTTTTGATGGTGTAGATTGTTGGGGATTAATCTATTTAATTTACAAAATTGAATATAACATCATTTTACCAACTTATGACACTTACATAACTAGTGGAGACATAAAAACAGTTTCAAAAACTATTATTAATAATTTACATCAATGGCAGATAACTACTTCTCCACAGTTTTCTGACATCATAATCCTGAACATTGCTCATCAACCAACTCATGTTGGCTTTGTACTAGAAAATAATAAAATGTTACACGTTCTAAAGGGTTGCAATTCTGTAATAGAATCATACAATAATTCAATGTGGAAAAAACGTATTTTTGGTTTTGTGAGAAGGATTCCTAATGAATAATCTTCAAATTTACATGAATCCACTTTTAAACACTCCACAGGTTTTTACTGTACCTATTGGTGGGAATCTTTTTGATTTTATAGAAAAATCAGAAATTCACTTTACAGGTGCCATAACTGCTATAATTATCATCAATGGAGAAATAATTCCACAAGATGCATGGGAGTTGACATTTCCTACTGAAAAAGATTTAGTATCAGTTAGAATTATTCCAAAAGGTGGAAGTGGTGGCAAAAATATAACACGAACAGTTTTATCTTTAGCTGCTATTGTTGCTGCTAATTTTATCGCTCCTGGATTAGCATTAGCCTTAACTCCAGCTGCTTTTGGATTAACGGGACTTGCTGCAACCACTGCTTTAACTCAAATAGCACTCACTTATGCTGGTCTTGCGCTCGTAGATGCTATAGCACCTATTCCTACTCAAGGTACCGATATTACAAAAAGTTCTTCTAAAGATTCTAAAGAATTTTACAATATCGGAGGATCAAATAATAAAATAGATCCTTGGGGCTCGATTCCAGTTCTTTTTGGTACTCATAAGTTTTCGCCTCCTTATGCGGCTCGTCCTTACACTGTTGTTCAAAATAATGAACAATTTGTTAGAATGCTTTTTTGTCTTGGTTACTCACCTATTGAAGTAACTGAATTAAAAATTGGTGAAACAATTATTACAGGCTCAATAGTGACTAATGCTGAATTTGGAGATAATTCAGGTTCAGTAGACTATGAGGCAACCATTTATGACAACTTTAATCATATTACAGATGAAACTAAATTCTTTGAGGAAATTTGTAAAGAGGAAACAATATCTATTGAGTTAAAGGAATCTCTTAGCTGGATAACTCAATATACTGCTAATAATACTGATCATGTAATAATTGATATCAGCGCCTTAAATGGCATTTATGAAGTTGATGAAGCAGGAGACTATCAAAATACAACTGTTAATTTTGAAGTACAATATCGAGAATATGGGACTGAGACTTGGTATGATGCCAATACAACTATTCCAGTTAGCGACGAATCACTATTTTATCCACTTGATGACGTTGCACCTGCCAGAGCGCTAGAACCTATAACTGAAGGAGAAGAAAGTAATCCAGCTTCTTACTATTATAAACATAAATTAGTTAAAATAGGAATAATGAAGTCCACTGGTGCTCCTTATATGAAAATTGAATATTGGACTTCATATAATACCTCTATTAACTATACAACTTTTCCAGAAACTGTTTATCCAATAGCACGTATTCATAAAAGATTTGATCCTTTTTTAGATGGCTCTACTATGAAATATCCTGCTGAAACTGATCTTTCTTCTGGTAATATTACTGATTTACGCACATCAACATCTCCTCCAAGAGACAATACAGATGATTTTATGTGTTCTATTTATGATGATAGTGTA